GCTTGACGCTTGATGCTTGCCGCTCGAATCTGGATTCCAGTGTTAAATTTTTAGAGTCAATATGACAAAGTGACCTGCGACAATTTGTCGCAGGCCCTGGAGGATTTACTTTTTGTTTGCTTTCCAATTTTCAAACTCTTCTCGCTTCTTGTTTTCTGCCTCCTCTTCACGATTTATAGCTTCATACACCGCTGCATTGATACCTTCGATCTCTGCCCAGGTTTCAATCATCATCAATCTTCTGACGATTTGAAGCTTTCGGTGATCGTTGTAGTAACGATCAAGAGCTTTTTGATTGTCTGATCTCACGTTCTCTCCTTTGTTGTAGTATTTGTTTTGTAACTTCTTCTTCTCGATTAGCATAACTAATTGCCTGATCAATTTCTTGATTATGATTTAAGACCAGGTCCACAATTCTTCTAATCTTAGAATTGCTATGTCCGTTACAGTCCATCCACTGGATAACTTGTACCAGAGTGGATCTGTATGTTTCTTCTTTCATGTTTCCTCCTTTTTTTGACATAGCTAACAATCGCATTTTTAAATTTTTTTATATAGTGTCAATATCGTCGCAGCTTGTTGCTTGACCCCTGAACCCAGGTGCCTGCGACATTTGGTGGGAAGATGACAGATAGCCGCGCGACAATTTGCCGCACGCCCTGCGTCAATATGTCACGGCGGCTCCGCCTTCGGCGGAGCCGCCGCTTGTTTCCCGATACTTTAGAATATTATATATAACCATTTTTTTTGAGCCACGCGTCATGAATTGCTTGACGCTTGCTGCTCAGGCTCTTGTGGCTCTTCCTGCTTGTCGTCTTCTTCTTCCTTCTTTTCATTTTTTTCTCTTTCTTCTTTTAGTTGTTTATAATATTTTGGATGTTTCCAGGTAAACATTTAATGTTTTTTCTTGTGATTTTCTTTTAACCATTTAAAGAATTTTTTACAGTCTTCTAGATACCATTGCGGCAGCTTTGAATGATCTTCTAAAAACCAAGGCAGCAAGTCTCCGCGTTTAATTTTACTTCTTGCCATATGTTTTAACCATTTCTACAATTGTATTAGTTGTATCTAATTTATAACACAATAAACAATCTTTGCATTTTTGGCCCGTACAATTTTGTTTTTCTTTTTGTAAGTCTTCTTGCACATTGTTGAAAGTTTTATCAAAATATTTAGGCGGCTTTGAAAGTATATTATTTATCTTAGCATTGGAATATATTAAAATAAAATTTTTTGGCTTTTCATTGCCAGCATCAAAATATTTTTTGACTATATCAAATCTTTTTGTCCATAGTGAGAAGTTACAATGCGAATTTTTTTTCGCTATGTTAATATAATTAATTAAATTAATTTCATTAATTAATTCACCATGAGAATTAAACCTGAAGTATGCATCCAAAATAGTAGGCAGGCCATCAGGGTGAAGTATTCTTTTACCAATTATATCACTGTTCCGCTGTAAAGCTGTTGCTACGCTTTTTCTATAGGTGTTAAGCATAGAATGAGAATAACACCAGGTACAAATATTGTTAGGATCTTTTTTCTTATTTTGCTTTATACAATATTTATTTGTGACGGTGTTTGTTGAAATAGATTTAAAACCCTCCAGTTTACCCGTCATTTTAGATATATGAATCATAAATTACCTCTTTCGTTTAAATCTGTTTTTAACACGGACGCCAGGAGAAAAACATTTGACATATTGTCGCAGCTTGAAGCTTGAGTCCTCTGTCAATATGCAATTTTGCCGCGCGTCAAAATGTCGCAGCTTGTTACCTATTACGTTTTTTTCTTTCATAATTTTTTTTGATCGGTTCAATCGATCAGGCTGTCAGCCGTGGACATAGCACCAATTGAACCAATCAACTGAAGGCACAGTATTTTAGCCAACACCATGACGCGTTGTAACAGGATTACTGTATCACCTAACCAGAGAAGCCAGCCGCGTTATTTAACGGAGCCTGCTCCAGCTTAACTGATCCCAAGCCACTTGCCGAAGACCCTTTCGGGAGCTAGCCGTAACAAGGTCAAGTGGCCAGGGATCAGTAGGCGTGGCTTAACAACTTAATAAAGGAAGCCGTCCACCCCTGATCCTATCTGCTTTTGTAGGTGCAGATCCCCAGAAGATTTATAGTTTATAGCGCCGATAAATCTTCAAATGAGGGCGCAGAATTAGACAGTATCAGAAATAAAATTAATTGACATTGTCAATATTGTCGCACCCAATTTAGAATAATTCTAAACTGGCTTGACGCTTAACACTGTCAAGAAAATAAATGTCACGCGACAAAATGTCGCAGGGTTCCTGCGACAATATGTCAACTACCAAAAATATTTTTTTAGTTTATAAATTTTTTATTAACAACAAAAGAGGTAAAATATGAAACCAATACGATCAAACGAACTAGATTTTTGGAATGATTTTGTTGACCAAAAATTTAGAGATAAACAAGATGACATCAATACTGAGTTATCACAAAAAGCTCAAGAGGTATCGGATAAAACTCAAGATGCTTTTGTTAAAAAGTGTGGTGTTGAGGGTGATTTAAAAGAGTGTGAAAAATTATATCAAAAATACACTCATTTTAAAACTACCAAAAAAGAAAAGGAACTGGAACTATTTAAAGATTATGCCAATGCTTTAGAGATTGTTTTGGAAAAATTACAGCGATTATCTAAGAGCCGTAATTGGAGTTGTAGTTTTGGTAGTAATGATGACATGGAACCAGAAGACATAAGAAGGAAACTAAGAGACTGCAACTATGATGAAGCATATAGAGTAGCAGAAAAAAAACATGCTGTTTATAATAATCTAAAAAGAATAAAAGAGAGTTGCAAAGTTTCAATTCATACTGGCGCAGATATTAAAGATGTAGTTTCAACTTTAAGTTATGAGATGCAAAAAGCCCAAATAGGATTGGATATACCAAATATTTTATTAGGTTTACCAAGAAAATAACTGCGACAATTTGGCAATTGATATTTATAAGGCAACTGATAATGTTGCCTTATAACGAAAGTGAGGAAATATGAAAATAGGAACAAAAGTTTTAGTTGGTTGGAAGATGAAAAAATACGACAACAAATTTAAAACTAGACAAGGTATAATCGACGAGGCTTCAAGATTTTTTGTAGCCAAAAATGGAGATCATTGTTTGACTTTTTTAACTAGTGAGGGTCATAGAACTGCTGTCAATTATACTGTTAAACCATTAAAGGGGGGAAAATGACAGTTCAAAATCAAGATATACAACATGTTCAAACCGAAAATAAAGCAAAAGAATTTGAACGAAAAAAAGAATTAAGAAATCAAATAATTTCATTTGCAGAGACGGGAACCCTGCATCAACTAAATGAGATTGTTTGTGAAATAAAAAGATTGGAAGGTAATTACTCAGACAACTAGATTTCATGTTCCCTCGTGAAAAGCACTCGCGTCAATAAGACAAATTGACGCGGGTGTGACTGTTTCTTTTTGCCACTGCGACAAAATGCCTCATGCGTCAATAAGTCGCAGGGGGCCTTCGGCCCCCTGCTTGTTTCCCGATACGTTATGTTATTTTTTTTATTTTATATCTGATGCGCATTGTAGAATCCCGATGCATTTACATTTACCATTCGGGAAACCAGTTAACTCATCAAACATTTTATGATTATCAAAACCTAACTTGATGCAGGCTTCTTGAATATCCTGGAATGTAAACAACATATTCTCAGTTGCTTGCACCATTCCTGGTCTTGTTTCTTTTGGAACTATTTTCATTTATCCTCCGTGTTTAAGTCTGTTACTTCTTGATGAGTTTTAGTCCAAAAGAATTCCATATTAGAATGAATTGGAGTTATCACCCGATCAGATTTAAGGAATGGCATTCTATTTCTTAAATACTCACCCGCTTTTTCTAGCGCTTCTATTTTATTATCAGCTTCTACAATTTCAGAGAAACCTTGCGCCTTTATTTCAAAGTTAACTAGATATTTCATTTATCCTCCGTGTTTATTAATTAATAATTAATACATAAAAACATTTTAAATTATATAAGACACAATGTCGCAGGCGCTGCCTGCTGGCTCGCTCGCTTCGCTCGCTCGTAGAGGTACCAAACTGGTCTGGAAATTTGAACTTTTTTTATAAACCAATATAGTGTACAAAAAAAGGGGTCCCTACATATACCCATATATACAAACATTTATATGATTATAGACCTAAAATACTTTTTGGTACCATATGGAAATAGACATAGAAAAATTAAAAAAATTTGAAAAACTTCCTGCTGATGTAAAAAGACAACTTGGTTTGTACATGGCCAAATGGCAAGAGAAGAAAAAGGAGTCTCAGATCAGAGACGATTTTATGAGTTTTGTAAAACACGTTTGGCCTGATTTTATTGAAGGGTCCCATCATAAACAGGTCGCAAAAAAATTTAATGATATTGCAAATGGAAAAGTAAAACGTGTTATAATTAATATGGCACCTAGACATACTAAGTCTGAGTTTGCATCTTATCTTTTACCTGCATGGATGGTGGGTAGAAATCCTAAATTAAAAATTATTCAATCTACAAATACAACAGAATTATCTGTAAGGTTTGGTCGTAAAGCAAAACAACTCATGGATTCTGCAGAATACAAAGAAGTATTTCAAACAAGACTCAAAGAAGATAGTCAAGCTGCTGGTAAATGGGAGACACAACAAGGTGGTGAATATTATGCTGCTGGTGTTGGCTCTGCAATCACAGGAAGAGGTGCAGACCTTTTAATTATTGATGACCCACATACTGAACAAGATGCAATGAATAATTCAGCTCTTGAGAGAACATACGAGTGGTATACATCAGGACCTAGACAACGTCTTCAACCTGGCGGCACGATTGTAATTGTCATGACTCGTTGGAATGAAAAAGATTTAGCAGGAAGATTAATCAAAGCACAAAAAGAACCTAAAGCAGATCAGTGGGAGGTTATAGAGTTTCCTGCTATACTTCCATCAGGTCAACCTCTTTGGCCTGAATACTGGTCTTTAAAAGATTTAGAATCTGTTCGTGCATCAATTCCATTATCAAAATGGAATGCACAGTACATGCAGAATCCAACTGGAGAAGAAGGCGCGTTGATAAAAAGAGAATGGTGGCAAAACTGGGAAGGTGATCTTCCTGCACTACAACATGTCATACAATCTTACGATACAGCTTTTATGAAAAAACAAACCGCCGACTATTCTGCAATTACAACTTGGGGAGTCTTTCAACCTGATGAAGACAGTGGACCCTGTCTCCTGTTGCTTGATGCATTGAAGGGACGATATGAGTTTCCAGAACTACGTCGTATTGCATTAGAACAATACGGCTACTGGAATCCAGAAACAGTTATTGTTGAGTCCAAAGCATCAGGACTTCCTTTGACTTATGAACTTAGAAAAATGGGTATACCTGTTGTTAACTTTACACCTTCTAAGGGTAACGATAAACATACTCGTGTAAATTCAGTCTCTCCATTATTTGAGTCTGGTAAAATCTGGGCTCCAAAAGATATGGAGTTTGCTCAAGAAGTTATAGAGGAATGCGCTTCTTTTCCGTTTGGAGATCACGATGACTTGGTAGATTCAATGACCCAGGCTGTAATGAGATTTAGACAAGGTGGATTAATACAACATCCAGAGGACTATAAGGATGAACCTTTACAACAAAAACAAAAGGTGTATTATTAGGATATGGCAATAGAAAAAGAAAAATACGAAGACATTATCGACGCTTACGAAAAAGGTATAGGAGTTGAGCCAGGAGAATCTTTAACAGATTACATAAAAAGAGAAAATATAAAAATCCAAGAAATCGACATTGACGACATGGACGATGAGTCTGGCATCAAGAGTTTAAATAAAAATATGGCTGGCATGGGTGGAGTCATGAAATATTTTGAAACTCCATACGGTTTTGATAGAGCAGGATTTGAAGATGCAATTATACAATTTCAAGATTATCAGGATAGTGGTGGAGACTTAGGATTCCATGATTTTGTAGTAAATGAATTTTTAGGAATAGTTAAGAAAGAAGATAAAGCTCCATCAATTAAAATGGCGTCTGAGACTCCAGAAGAAGAATTTGATATGATGATGGAGTCAGAAATATTAGGTGAATTTGACGAGTATAAAAAAAATAATCCTGGAAAAACGTTTGATGATTTTATGAAAATAAAAAGCATGCAAATGTCAGAGGCTCCAGATGACACTAAAACAATATTAAAATTAATGGAAGATAATAACATGTCTTTTGAAGAGGCTTCTAATTTTTTAAGAATTGAAAAATCCAGAAAAAACAAACCTAAAGAACCTGTAGAGCCTAAAAAGATAAAACTTGCAGAAGGTGGACTTTCATACCTAATGGGTATGTAATGACAAAAAGACTTACTAGGACAGTACCACCTAAATCAGGACCCACTCCTCAAGGGTTGAATTTAAAATATAATACTGTTAAAGTGGTAAGATTGGAGAAACAAAATGGCAGACATAGACAAGGCTCTACCAAACGAGCCTAGAAAACAAATAACCATCCCTGGCGAAGAAGAAATTCAAGAAACAATTGTTGAAGAAGTTGAGAAATCAGAAGACTCACCAGATCAAGTTGAAGTACAAGAAAACGAAGATGGATCCGTTGATATAGATTTAGATCCTGCAGCCGCAACACCAGAAGGCGGTGATGAACATTATTCTAACTTAGCAGAATTTTTACCTGAAGATGCATTAGGAAGATTATCTTCTGATTTAAATTCTAAGTACATGGATTATTCTATGTCTAGAAAAGATTGGGAAAGAGGTTATACTCAAGGTTTAGACTTATTAGGATTTAAATATGACAATAGATCGGAACCGTTTCAAGGTGCTTCGGGTGCTACGCATCCTGTTTTGGCTGAAGCCGTTACGCAATTTCAAGCGCTCGCTTATAAAGAGTTACTCCCAGCTGATGGACCAGTCAGAACACAAATCTTAGGATTACAAACTCCAGAAAAAATTCAACAGTCTGAACGAGTAAAAGATTTCATGAACTATCAAATTATGGATCAGATGAAAGAGTATGAACCAGAATTTGATCAGATGTTATTTAACTTACCTTTAGCAGGATCAGCTTTTAAAAAAGTTTACTATGATGAAATGGAAGGAAGAGCTGTTTCAAAATTTGTTCCTGCAGATGATTTGATTGTTCCGTACACGGCTACCTCATTAGACGATGCGGAAGCAATCATTCATAAAGTAAAAATTTCTGAGAACGATTTAAGAAAACAACAAGTAAGTGGTTTCTATAAAGACATAGATTTAGGAAGCCCAGAAGATAAAGAAACCGATGTAGAGAAAAAAGAAAGAGAACTTGAAGGAGTTACAAAAACTAAAAACGAAGATGTATTTACATTATTAGAATGTCACATTGATTTAGACTTAGAAGGTTTTGAACAACTAGATGAAAACGGTGAGCCTACAGGAATTAAAGTTCCATACATTGTAACTCTAGAAGAAAGCTCACGTGAGATTTTATCTATTAGAAGAAATTACGAAATTGGAGATCCGAAGAGAAACAAAATACAATACTTTGTCCACTTTAAATTTCTGCCAGGACTAGGTTTTTATGGCTTCGGTCTCATCCATATGATTGGTGGTTTATCAAGAACTGCAACGTCAGCTCTTCGTCAATTATTGGATGCGGGTACGCTCTCCAACCTACCCGCAGGATTTAAAATGCGTGGCATCAGAATTAGAGATGACGCACAATCAATACAACCAGGTGAGTTTAGAGATGTAGATGCACCAGGTGGTAACTTGAGAGATTCATTTATGATGCTACCATTTAAAGAACCATCACAGACATTATTATCTTTGATGGGTATTGTAGTTCAAGCAGGTCAAAGATTTGCATCTATTGCTGATATGCAAGTTGGCGATGGTAATCAACAAGCTGCAGTTGGAACCACAGTTGCATTATTAGAACGTGGTTCAAGAACTATGTCTGCAATACACAAAAGAATTTACTCAGCTCTTAAACAAGAATTTAAATTAATGGCTAGAGTATTCAAATTATATCTACCACAAGAGTACCCATATGATGTAGTTGGGGGTCAAAGAATGATTAAACAAACAGACTTTGATGATAGAGTAGATATATTGCCAGTTGCTGACCCCAACATTTTCTCTCAAACTCAGCGTATCTCAATGGCGCAAACAGAATTGCAACTGGCAACTTCTAATCCACAGATGCACAACATGTACAATGCGTACAGAAATATGTATGAAGCGTTAGGTGTTAAAAATATTGATTCAATATTAGTTAAACCAATGGCACCTATGCCAAAAGATCCTGCATTAGAACATATCGATGCATTAGCTGGTAAACCTTTTCAAGCTTTTCCTGGTCAAGACCATAGAGCTCACATAACTTCTCACTTAAATTTTATGGCAACTAACATAGCAAGAAATAATCCGATGGTTATGGCTAGTTTAGAAAAAAATATTTTTGAACACATAAGTTTAATGGCTCAAGAACAAATTGAATTAGAGTTTATGCAAGAATTACCACAACTACAACAGATGCAAATGATGGCTCAACAAAATCCACAGATGCAACAACAAGTTATTGACATGCAACAAAAGATAGAAGCAAGAAAAGCACAGTTGATAGCCGAGATGATGGAAGAATTTATGAATGAAGAGAAGAAAATTACATCACAATTTGACAATGATCCAATTGCAAAACTAAGATCTAGAGAATTAGACCTAAGAGCTCAAGAAAATGCTAGAAAAGAGCGTGAAGGTAAGGAGAGAATGGATCTAGATAAGATGAGAGCTATGATGAATCAAGCAAACGTAGATGAAAAACTAGATCAAAACGAAGAATTAGCAAAATTAAGAGCTAATACTTCAATTGAAAAAACAATTTTAGGAAAAACTCTTCCAAATGCAGACCAAATGATACCAAGTGTAAAAATTATGAGGAGTGGTAATGAATAAAAAACAGAAAAAAGTAAAAAAAGTTATGAAAGAGTTCAAAAAAGGTGAACTAAACATTGGTAAAAGCAAGAAGAAGGTCAAAAATAGAAAACAAGCTATTGCAATTGCACTTTCTGAGGCTAAAATAAATAAAAATAGGAGTTAATATGGAAAAATTAGATAAAATCCAAGAAGTTAAAGTTAGCGATCAGCAAACTGAGATAGATCCTAGATCTAAAACAACTGCTGACAAAGCTTTTAACTTAATTGGCACTGGTGGACCTGAAATGGAAGTTAAAGGTCAAGGCGCAGTGTTAGCAGAGAAAAAAAGAAGTTCTAAAGCGTACTAATTATGTGGTTATCGGCGATTAAATTAGCCGTCTCTGCTGGAAGTAAAATATACGCTAACAAGCAGAAGGCAAAAATGGCAATGT